ACCGTCCGCACCGCTATAAGTTTTTCTTAATCTATTATCTACATTTCGTTTTTCTTCGTCGTTAGGTTCGCCATTTGGTAAAGTAATAAGTTTACTAGCAGAAAACCCTGTTTGGGCATTGCCTAAAATATGCTTAGAAACCTCAATGTCTGATTCAATATAATTTAAGGCTGCGAAGTAACTAGGTAATCCGTAAATACCAATATTAGGTCTGTATTCCTTAATGTATAAAATTTGCTTCCCTGTTGGGTGTTTAGGGTTAAAAGCAGCTACAACGATAGGCTTAACCTTATTATCCTTCCAATCTTCTTTATACCAATATTGCGTGTTATCTTTATTAGTTCTAATTTTAGTATAATCACAATGCCACAACTCCGCAAGGTTACCCGATAAATCCCAAATAACCTCCAAATAAGCACCCCCAAATATTTCAATATCTAAAGATACCTTCCTAGTTAAATCGTCTAAAGATTCAACCCTGTTAGCCTTGTCGATAAAACCTTGTGCGTCAGGCTGACCGCTCCAACCATTGCCGGTAATATAATGCACCTTGCTTTTAATAATTGCACTATGCTTAGACGACTTATTATATAAGTCAACTATATATTCAGGGTAATCGTTATTTTCCCCATATTTAATATATCCACCGTCTATGCCCTTTTTCTCTTTGAATTCGGGTTGCCTAGCTTCAGCGAATGTTAATACTCTTAAATCTATCATTGTCTAATTGTATAAGTGTCTGTTGTTGTGTATTGGTTATATGTCAATGTCGAACCTGAAAGCCACATAATGCCCGTTTCTAGCTTATTTAAGCCTGTTGGATTTGTATTTGAACTACTTGCTTGTTCGTACACCTCGTAGGTATATTGCCCTTCTAATGCCGAACTAAAGCTAGTATTAGTAACAATACTAAATTCATTATACCTATCCTTGTATAAACTTAAGTCAGCCGTATTTAAAACCACGAATTTAATAACGTTATTGCTACTCCTATTAGTAAAAACAAATAAATAGTTAGGCGCAGTCAATAACTGTTTTTCAGTTAAAGTCAATATAATTGTATTGGTTTGACCTTTAGTTAAGTGTATCATCAATTATAAATAGCAATTATATAAATATTTACAAAACAAAAACCCCCACCTAGAAAACTAGGCAGGGGAACTAACTATGAAAAACTATAAACTAACCTGCAGTTGTAAGGGCAGCAGCAACAGTACTGTTAACTTCAGGTGCTAAAGCAGGTTCAGCTCCCGTAAATGTTAAAGTATAACCACTTCTATCGCCTTCAGCAGTACCCGTTTCGGAAGTACCGGCAGTTAAATCTAATGCTCTTTCTTTACCAAGAAACCAATACTTACCGTTATTATCTTTAGCAACTGCAACAAGTCTGTTCTGTGCTAATAATAAAATTTCGTTTCTTGTATTTGCTTGTAACTTGTTTAGGATTATTGTCAATTCAGGAGTAAAATATAAAGTACCGTTTTGAACATTCGAAGTTACTGCTTCAGTAAACATTGAAGTTCCTTTTGTTAATTCATATTTATAAAACCTCTTGCCTGCTGCTTTTACTAAAGCGGTAATAACACCACTAGCTTCAGTTGAAGAAGTTATATCCGAACTTGCAATAAAATAAACTTCAGTAATTCCACCTAAGGAATCACGACAATCGAGGGTATATCCCTGTGTTAATGCACACGCCATTTTTATTTATTTTATTTTATTTAAAAATGGGGAGTATATTTCAACCCCCCTTTATAATTAGATAGCTACTTTTACGATTTCGTCAGGGAATGCAATGTTTACACCCATTTTGAACTCAGCTGCAAAACGTACTTCGTCAGCTTCTTTAGCAAAGAAGATTTCAAATTTTTCTTCTTCGTTCAATAAGTCTGTACCTAAGAACAAGTTGCTTAAACGCATTGCGTAAACATCGTTCGTTCCGTTAAGTCCTTCTACTGCTACAACTTTGATTGCAGTACCCGGCAATACGAATTCGCTATCAGCTTTACCATCAAAAGAATAGTTGAACATATTAGCGTTCTTCAATGCGATAGTGTAAGTTCTGAAAGTATCGCTACCACAGAAGATAGTCATATCGTCAGCAGAAACTACTTTAGCAGGGATTGCTTTGTAAACACCATCGAATAATGCGATTACGTTTGAAGCAGTAATAGAAGTTAAAGGCGCGCCTGAAACATATCCTGAAACGTTAGCGTCAACCACACCACTAGCAGCACCAATCAATTTGATTAAACCATCAAACTTGTTTAAGTTACCGTTAGCAGAAGCAGTATCACCTTGCCAAATAGCAGTTTCTAATTGAGAAGCAATAGTCTTAGCTTTTTTCTCAGAATATTGTTGCTCAAATGGAATTGAATCGTACTGTGAACCTGTTGGCAAAGCCTTTTGTAAATACTTAGCTTCTAATGCCTTAGGACATAAAGACTCTTGTACTTTGATTTTACCTACTGTTACAGTTCTTTGAGTGAAAGAAGTTGTACCTGACGCGTTCCAACCACAAGTTCCACCTGCTTGGAAGAAAGCGTCTGTGTCCATAATGTTAATAGTTTCTGCGGATTTAACGCCAACCATTACGTTACCTGCGCTCTTAATTAAAGACGCGGTTTTTGCTCCTAATACTGAAGAAGAAACCAATAATGCTTCGTTCTCTTTAGTATAGTTTGTTAATGTACTTACTGAAAATGACATTTTTTATAAATTTATTTGTTTAAAATTGCGTTTCTATATTTCTCCAATCTTTCGTACTTGCTATCGTTAGTAGTTACATAAGATTGAAATGCGTTAGCTGATTTTTGAGTAGGTTCAGCAGTTGGGGTGTTTGAAAGTGCCTCTACTAATTCAGCTACTTGTGCAAACCCTTGTTTTACTTTGCTCTCTAATTCAGCAATCTTCGCGTCTAATTCCATTTTTTTGTTCTCGTAGTCGTCCTTCAACTCTTGAATCATTGCAGTTGTATCTTGTGCAGGTTCAACAGGTGCAGCCGGTGCAACAGGTTCTTCTTCAACAACGTCAGCCTTAGGTGTTTCGATTTCTACAATAACGCCTAATTCATCTACTGTAATAGAAGTACCGTCAATTAATTGATGTTCGCCTTGCGGAGCAGGAGTACCGTCAGCCAATTCTACCATACCACCGATTTTTAATTCTGAAATCATAACCTTAGTTCCATCAACTAAAGAATATTCAGACATTTCTACCTTTGTAACTTCCGGAGCAACGGGTGCTTCAGGAGCAACAGGCTCAACAACTTGTGGCATATCCTCGAATAATGCCTTGATTTGTTTTAATGCTTCTTTTGGATTCATTTTATTTTTCTTTAAATGTTAATAATTAATACTATTTATCACTTAGCCGTTTAACGCCTCTAGAATATCATATATTCTTTGCATTTTTATATTGTCTTCAGTTTCTTTTGGGGAGTAGTTAAAGATACCTTCAATAGAAAATCCGTTAACCTTCCCTGCTTTTACTTGCTCCCATACTGCGTCGTTTTCAACTAGCATAGAAACAAACCAACTCCCATCGGGAGCGTCCTCAAAACCTTTCATTGGTTCAATGCCTCGTGACTTGTCACTAATAAAACTTTCAAACATTGTAACCCCTGTTTCTATTTGGTTAGGGTCGTGCATTAGGTTTACGTTGTTTTGGTACCCTTTTTTAAAATACTTTTGCACAATCTTAACAATCGTTTCTTTAGAAAAAGCAACGTAGTAATCGCCAAAATTAACGTCGCTTCTAAAGATAGGAGTATCAGCCAACATAGCGCAACCGCTAAGAATGCGCTTATCTTCGCTAACAATTTGAAACTTCTGTTCATTTTTAAACGCATTCCAATTTTTTTGAATTGCCGGTCTATCTACTAATGAAACGAATTGCACTTCTGCGTCGTCGTTTAAGTCTTCGGATATTTCCAACATATATAAAGGTAATTCCATACTCATAAATATATTTATTTTAAATATTAACTAAATCTTGCTCTTTGCTTTATTGCTTCTACTCTTTGTTGATTACTTGTTACATCGTTCTCAATAACGTAAGCCCTTACGGCTTGGTTCCCCATTTGGTTAATTGACTGTTGACTAATGTTTGTAGTCTGCGCTTGTGGCATTGGTGGGGTCATAGGTGCCGAAGCTGATACGGTAGGCATAGAAGGTGCTGAAACTCCACCGCCACCACCACCGCCCGGTGTCTTAACTGCTAAGATTGATTTAACATTCTTAATACCACCCGCTACGGCTACTCCCGCTGCAACCGCTCCCAATGCAGGACCATATACCGGAATACCTGCCATAGCTTGATAAGCCTTTTGCGCTGCTAAGTATGTATCTATTGTTGCTTGTGCTACTGCAAATGCTTTACCGGCTGCGGTTTCCCTTCCCATTACATCTGAAAGTCCACCAAGTAATGCGGATATTTTTTGTGCATTTTCTATTTTGGCTGCCGTTTCTGCTTTGTCTATTTCAATTCTAGCTTTTGAATT